GTTTGCATTAGTTCAATGTCATCCATTAGAGAGTCGTCAAATATATCAAGGTTCATACTGTGCATAGGCATATCATCTCTGAAACTTTCAAGTGCCTGATTAGCTGTTAATTTGTACTCCTGGATTTTATCCATTTGATCCTGTGTCATGTCTATTAATTTTTGCTGTTCTTTATGAGTTGCAGTCTGCATAACCTTAATGTTTTTGAATATCTGAGGTCTTCTAACAGGTTCACCCATCTCACCTAAGTTAAGTCCACCGGCAAGTTCAGTATCGGAATTCAATGTCAAAGCGTCTGCAAATTCTGAAAAGGCGAACCCTTGAAAATTATGCTTTGCCTGTGTGTATCTCATATTTTTCGATTTGTCTGTCTTATCTTTGGGAATAGTAGGTTCAGCAACTGTATGGATAGCATCATCAATTATAACAGTGTCAGTTTTCTCTTCAAGTTCTTCTGTTTGCACACTTTGTGCCTTAACAATTTCACTATTGACAGGTGGGGTAACTAGGCTAGTTTTTGGCTTCTTCTTAAAAGCACTTAAATCTATTCCTCCAAAAGATATTGTAGGCTTCGGTTTGACATCAATTACAGGTTTAATGGTTGGTGCTTCTGTCTTTCGTTCCTTTTTTTCTTCAACTTTTTCTTCTGTTTTTTGAACAGTTTTGAATGTGCCAAAGTTTAAACCTGCAAATGTTAATTTTGACACTTCCATTGTATTTACATTAGTAGCATCTGCCTTTTGTTTTACTTGTTTTTCAGTAAATCCTTTAAAAGTACCTTCATTATAAACATAATCATCTGGTTTCTCTTCTAACTTTGTACTTAATGCTGTACTTATAGAAGGCATTTTAATATCTTCATCAACCTGCGTCAACTGAACTCCTGGTTGGATACTACTGATCTTGGCTTTATCAACAAAAGGTCCTAAATTGAAGTTCAGAATGGAAGGTTTATCTTTATGCATCTTTGTCATCAATGTATCAAGCATATCAACTTCCTTACTTTGTACCACTACTTTAACTTGTGGTTCCTTTAGTTTTATTTTTCCTTGTGTTAGCTGATATTCACTTAGTTCTACTGATGGACACATTATATCTACATTAAATATTTCAGATGCTTTTTTAGGCTTATTGATAACTCTTTTATTAAAAAGGCACTCTAACAAATCCTTAGATTCTTTAAAACTAAATTGCCTAGTGAACTTGCATTTTAGATAGTCATCTAACATGTTGTATTCTAAAATCTTTTTTAGTGTTACTTGTTTATGAAATGTCATGGAGTTACAAGAGCTACTGTTAGAATCAATAGTGTTGCTATAACTAAAATGTCCAAATGGCAATTTCATTACACTCAGGGATCCAATTAAAATATCTAATCTAGATATACTATATGCTGTATATGAATTTAATTCTGTTTTTTTATAATGCAATCTATATGGAGCCATAGGTCTTACTATGATAGGCATATTCATCTCATCCGTATTGTTCAATACATGTATAACTTCTCCTTCTGCACGATAAAACTGTGTATCTGGGCTATAACCTAAGCTTCTCATTACTTGTTCTTTATCAAAGTTAGATGGTAGTAAGGGTATCTGAAAGTCGACATTTTCAACTAAGCGTTCATCTAATTCTTTTTGGCTGATATGTGCGAATAATCTTTGGAGGATACTATAACAATAAAACCACTTAGACCTATTGGTAGTAGTTATATCTAATATAATTATTTGTCTCATTTCCATTTGGATTAAGAAACCTTTAAATCTTATGCCTTGGAACCTACATGAAACAGATTCTTTCACAAGATTAGGTAAGTCTCTGTGTTGGTAATTATATTCATAATAGAACTTACTTTTTAGAAATTCTTTCAAATCTAAATGATCAGATAATAATTTTGCTTTCAAAAATACAAATGCCCGTCTAGTCATTTCTCCAACTTTCAGATTGTCTAATAATTCTATGTTAGCACTTTCCAAAAATCCTTCAACTGTTATACCTGTTTCTTTGATTTTCAAACTTAATAGATCCTTAGTGCTGAACTTAAAATCTCTAGACTGCTTATCCTCTGGAAAAGTTAGGCATATTAATCTATAAATCAAGCTAATGTCTCCTACTATTTGACCCATGATAGTTCTTTCACTTTGCCAATCATACATTTTTAATCGTCCTATATTTTTAACATCTAACATTCCACCCTCCTTATGAGGTATAAACATATATTTCTGCCCATAAGTTAGTCCAAACTCTATATAATGCCTAATATAGCTAACCAAACTCATATCTGATGATGAAAACACTAATCCATAAGCTTTATTGCTATGCTGCACTGTTAATTCTTTGAACACTCTACGGCAGTACCCTCTATCAGTTAATAGCTTTTCAACACCAAATAACTTATCAATTTTCTTCACATCTCTTTCAATAGACAACTCTGACTTAATTTGTCGTCTGTCCTCAATAAAATTTGTATTGTTTATTATGTACTGGAGAACAGTCGACACATTGTTTTCTAGTGACATCCATTGGTAAGGATCAGGCATTCTGCTTACTGTGGTTTTAACTGAGTAATTATCCGTCTCAAGTATAATGTTACAGCCTTTTAACAAATTGTACTGTGTCTCTATACATTCATTGAAGCATTTAATATAGTTATCTAGATCAATTAATTCTTGGTCATCAAGTGGAGACTCTTGTAATATTGACTGGGCTTTTAAAATTAAATCCTGCTTGAACTGTGTTACTGTTAGGTATTTCATTTCAAAGCCAGGCTCTATTTTCTTACCCATTTGCGTATCTTGAACAGTTTCTAAAGATACTATACAAGGCTTAGAAGAAAAGAGAGAATGACGTAATGACATAGCAGCTCTACTAATACGTTTATATGCTTCTGCAAATGATTTATTGTAATACATGACTTGAAGCCAGTTTCTAAACCTATTATTGTCTACAGGCTTAACTATGGTGTCTGTTTGATTTTCCTCAAAATACTTAATTGCTTGAGTGTAATCCACTTTCAAACGTTTCTTTATATCATTCAATCTATTTTGTCTCTGTGGATAGCTAAACACAGGTGTAAAAAAACCACCAGTATCACTTTTCATAGAATCTACTGATATATCTAGAAATTTTTCAATACCATTTGATATTCTAAATAATCCCTGCATTATTAACCTCATTTCACTTGTTCCATAATTATAGATTCGGTAGTTATCAAGGTTTCCCTTTACACAGATAGACACTATAGGTAATGAATCTGGAAGTCCAAATAATTCAAATGGATAACTGAATATTTCTTTAGATGTTGAGAACCCATTCCTTTGACCTGGTGTTAGTGAATACGCGTCGGCAATCGAAGCACAGTGACATCTTTGCATAAAATATGAACTTTCAAGAGGCACTCCAATTCGAACTGCTTCAGAAACTCTGGAAACAATTGACATAGTATCAGCTCTAAAGTCCTTACAAGACAAATTTGTTCCCACCTCTTTAGTTTTCTTTATGTTGGGATAATATAGTTGACCATTAAAAGAAAACAAAGAAATAAACTCTTGGATATGGCATTGTATATTTGTTTTTTTGATACTATCGTTAATGCCATGGAGTTTCTGAGACAACTTGTGATACACTCTAAATTTTTCAAATACTTCATTGCTTGCAACTCTTACTACAAGGCAATAATCATCTGAATGTTCCAGATGGCTACAGTGTAGAAATAACCCTGGATTCAGCTTCCTAAACATGTAAATTGCAAAATCAGTGGCAATAACTGCTTTTAATGATGAAGAATAGTTAAACATTCCTTGCAAGAAATTTTGTGTGCTGCTGATCACAGTTGAATCTTTAATGTAATCTGTTTTGTCACTTTTAAATCTCAAATTCTTAAGTATACTTAGTGGAACTTGTATTTCTTTATTAGCCCATGCAGAAAAGGTGGCATTATTGTACTCAGTCAACTCATCACCAAAAACTTCACTCAGACCTAAGCTCATGGAGATAAAACTACTCATCGTTTCACATGCAGACCATTTTGTACAATCACCATTAACATACATTAATAAGTCAC